CTCGGAAAGACATGCCGACGAGTTCGCCTAACTTTGTCGCCTGGGGGCGGCACTGGTGTAGCAAATGACTGAAACCGCACCCACCCCGCTTCGCGTGCTGTCCCTTGGTGCAGGCGTGCAGAGTTCTACGCTGCTGCTTATGAGCCTGGCTGGCGACATTCCAAAGTATGACCACGTTATTTACGCTGACACCCTGTGGGAACCTGCTGCCGTGTATGACCAGGTGAACCACTTAGAAGAACTTGCAACTGCTGCTGGCATAGGCTTTCACCGTGTCAGTGCGGGGGACATTCGCAAAGACCTTCTGGAAGAAACTGGGCGCCCGTTTGCTAATGTTCCGCTGCACGTAGTTGGACCTAACGGCAGGCCTGGTATGTTGCGGCGCCAGTGTTCATACCATTACAAAATGCGCCCGGTGTTAATCAAGCTGCGCGAGGTTGTAGGACTACGGAGGTATGAACGTTCCAAGCACGTACTGGCAGAGTGCCACCTGGGTATTAGCTTGGACGAAGTGGAACGAATGCGCCCGGCTGAACTTGCTTGGGTACTCAACGTGTACCCACTTGTAGATTTGCGTATGACTAGGCAGGACTGCATTACGTGGTGCACAGAACACGGCCACAAGGAGCCGCCGCGTTCTTCGTGCTTGGGCTGTCCATTGAAGGGTGGTGCAGACTGGGAACGGCTGCGTACAGAAAACCCAGAAGAGTGGCAAGACGTTGTAGAGTTTGACGCAGCATTGAGAAACCCAGAGACCCGCATAGGTAAGAAGTTAAACCGCCCGGCTTACGTACACAGATCACTGCGACCGATGGACCAGACGGAACAGCCAGGGCAGGACAGCTTGTTCGGTGAAGAGTGCACAGGATTTTGCGCAACATGACAAAGCCAGGACCAAAGCCCACACCCACACACCTGCGCGTTGTGCGCGGCACACGGCCTGACCGTATCAACCAGGGAGAACCAAAGGCCAGCAAGAAGGAACCAAGGTGCCCGGCGTACTTCTGCGAGGACGCCAAGCGCGTGTGGCGGCGCACTGTGAAGCAGCTGCGGCTTATGGGTATCTTGTCAGAGGCTGACCTGGACGTGATCGCTGCTTATTGCAACGCTGTCGTTGCGTATGAACGTGCAACGCAGCAGGTAGACCAGGTTGGCATTTTGGTAGAGGGGCGCCGGGACGGACTGGTGACCAACCCAGCGGTGCGCGTGCAGCGCGACAGCGCGCAGCTCATTCGACAACTGGGCAGTGAGTTGGGCTTCACACCTTCCAGCCGCAGCCGTTTGACGGTGGACGACGGAGAGAGCGGTGACGACTTCCTGGACTAGACCAACTTACACAACAGCAGGCAAGCAGCTACCACCAGGTGCGTACTTTGACGAAGAGGCAGCGGACCGTGCGGTGCGGTTCTTTGGGCTTCTCACACTTGTAGAGGGACGCGGCGCCGGTGAGCGTTGGAAGCTTATGCCATGGATGGAGCATGAGGTGGTGCGGCCCCTGTTCGGTTGGAAACGAGAGAACGGCACACGCTTGTATAGAACTTGCTGGACCGAGATACCGAGGAAAAACGCAAAGACCACTTTGGCCGCTGGCATTGCGCTGTACTCACTGGTAGCCGATGGCGAACCAGCGGCGCAGGTGATCATGGGTGCGCGCGATCGTATGCAGGCCCGGCTGTGCTTTGAACTGGCGCGCAAACTTGTAGCTGCTTCACCGGCACTAACGAAGCGGTGCCGCGCGGTGCGTTCATACATTGAGCACCCAAAAAGCGGTAGCGTGTTGCGCGCTGTCAGTGCAGAAGCAGCAGGGCAGCACGGACTTAACGCAAGCTGTGTCATTATCGACGAGGTGCACGCGCACCGGGACCGGGAACTGTGGGACGTGCTTGCCACGTCAGTGGGCGCCAGGGCGCAGCCTATTGTGTTCGGCATTACTACCGCAGGCGTTTACGACCCGTTCAGTATTGCGTGGGAACAACACGACTATGCGGTGCGCGTGGCCAAGGGTGAGCTGCAAGACCCCACGTTCCTGGGCGTCATCTATGGTGCAGAGAAAGACGACGACTGGAAAGACCCAGCGGTGTGGGCGAAGGCCAACCCTTCCCTTGGTGTTAGTATTACAGAGGACTACCTGCGCGAAGAAATGACGCGCGCCCAGGTAAGCCCGGCGCGACAAACAACCTTCCGCCAGCTGCACCTGGGTGTGTGGACCACAGAAGTACAGCGTTGGATAGACCCAGACGCGTGGAAGACGTGCGCCGAGCCGCTGCGCGAACCGGTGCGACACATGCCGGTGTATGCAGGCCTGGACCTTTCAAGCACCACAGACGTGTCAGCCCTGGTATTGTTGCGCCGACACGACGACGACACGTACGACGCTGAGCCGTACTTCTGGCTACCAGAGGCGGACCTGGCGGAACGTGAACGACGCGACCGGCAGCCGTACCGCCAGTGGGCAACAGAGGGACACATAACGCTAACGCCTGGCAACCTGGTGGACTACGGCTTCATCAAGGCAAAGATTTTCGAACTGGCGGACCGGTACCCAGGCATAACCATAGCCTACGACCCGTGGAACGCTACCGGCCTGGTGACGGAGCTAATAGGCGCGGGGCTGCCCTGCCTACCGACACGCCAGGGCTATGCAACCATGAGTGCGCCCACCAAAGAGCTGGAACGCATGGTCCTGTCCAAGCGCCTTCGCCATGCGGGGCACCCAGTACTGGAAACCCATGTCACTGCGGCACTGTGTACAACAGACCCAGCTGGAAACATAAAGGTGAACAAGGCATCGTCTAACGCACGCGTAGACGGCTGCGTGGCCACCATTATGGCGCTAAACAGTGCGCTGCTATCTGGATCGGCAGACAGCTACACCAGCGTGTACGAGACGAGAGGTATTGAGACACTATGAACCCCAGCAGCTACAACGTGGCAGTAAACGACAGCGTCACGCAAATCATCGAAGACGAGAGTGCGCCAAAGGCAAAAGAGGATGGACGCATTACCTACCTGGTGCAGAACCTTGGACCTGACCCTGTGTACCTGGGCAACAGCGAAGTAGTCCACTACGAAGGTTTCGAACTTGCAGTCGGTGGTACGCTCACCATTGCCATTCGCTTGGGCGGCGACTTGTTCGGAGTGTGCGACGGTGTTGCTTGCACCGCAGACGTTCGCGTGCTGGTGGTGCCGTGAGCAACGCCGACGCTTTCTACACAGCACCAGGCGGTGCAGCATTTGACCCGCAGCCACGATCATGGGAAGCTGTGGACTGGCTCACGTTTTACGCACAAGCAGGTGCGCCAACCAGCAGCACCGGCTACCCAGGCGCGTACTGGTTTGATATTACCAACGAAGAGCTGTACGGCCCGGCAACGTTTGACCCAGGCATACCTGGCTGGGACTGGGGCACAGCGTTGGCTAACGTCCTGGTTTCATCTGTTAGCCCTACAAGCCAGAGCGGGGACTGGTACGTGTGGGACGAAAACGGTGACGGCAGCGTTTACGTACTGTTCCAGAAGAAGACAACGATAAACTACAACGACCTGCTACGCGCCCAGGCTGACGGAGACTTCGAAGTGGTTAGCAACTACATAGACGCTGACCGCGTATGGTACGATACCAACGCCATTTACAACAACCCAGACCTTGCGGAAGTGAAACCGGTAAAGACAGAGCTGCACAACATCAACACCAACCACGTTTATGCGTACCTTGGTGGGCGTGAATACATTGCCAGCTACAACGTTGCCGGTACCCATGAGATAAACCCCTATGACGGCAACGCGTTCGTGCTCACGATCACAGACGACGTCACGTTTTCCTTCACGTCAGGACTGAACGCACTGGACGCGTACAACCTGGGCACACGTTTCGCAGAGCTTACCGTGGTCCTCATTCAAGACGCCACCGGCGGCCACACCGTTGGCTGGGCTGAAAACATCTTGTGGCATAGCAACGAAAACAACATTAGCACCGCGGCTGACCACGTAGGCATTTGGAAGTTCATTTCCTGGGACGACGGTGCAACCTGGTACGGACACCGGTGGGGCACTACCTTCTCATGAGCTACAAGAACCTAACACTACACAAGACAGTCCTGGTCAACCTGGACACCGGTAGGTGCTTTCGCGGCGCGCTGCTGCACGTAAAGCGGGACGTGCTGGTGCTTGCTAATGCCGAGATCATAGAACCAGGAGACCGGCCCTTGCCGGTGCCCGGTTCTGTTGTTGTTGAACGCAAACGCGTTGAGTTTGTGCAGGTGGTTAGCTAATGGCAGTTGTCCAGAACGAACAGGGACTCGTAGGCGTACAGCGCCCCACGCTCACCGGCTTGGTGTATGACGCCATTACGTTGTACAACGGAACGGCCACCACGTACGCGGCCATTTACGAACGGCAGCCAGAACTGCGCAGCGCGGTGGACTTCCTGGCGCGCAACATTAGCCAGGTGCCGCTGCACATTTACCAGCGCATAGACGACAACGAGCGCGTGCGTATTAGCGAAGGACCGCTGGCTGCTACCATCGACCGCCCCGACGTGCACACCACACGCAGCCGGTGGCTGGACGCTTTCGTGAAGGATTTGGCTATTTATGACCAGGCTTACTTCGTGAAGGTGCGCGGCACTGACGGACGCCTGGCCCTGGTGCGTATTCCACCGGCTACCGTTGAGCTGCTTGGCACCAACTGGCTGCGGCCTGACGGCTACCGTGTGCACGGCAACAGCGGTACCGTAGACTTTGACGCAGCGCAGATTATTGACATACACGGCTACAACCCACTGGACCCACGTAAGGGCTTGTCACCTATCGAGACGTTGCGCCGCTTGCTGGCAGAGCAACATGCAGCCGGTGAGTATCGTGAGAAGTTCTGGCAGAATAGCGCGCGCATGGGCGGCATTATCGAGCGCCCACAAAACGCACCGCAGTGGAGCGACACCGCACGCGCCCGGTTCCGCGCAGACTTTGAAAGTACATACACCGGTGCAGCTGCAAGTGGGCGCACGTTGGTGTTGGAAGAAGGCATGACTTACAAACCCACGTCATTCAGCGCACGTGACGCCCAGTTCTTGGAGAGCGTACAGCTGTCGCGTGAAGTAGTGGCAGCAGCGTACGGCATTCCTAACGGCTTGCTTGGGCTTGGCAGCAACACGTACGCCAGCCTAACAGAGCAGCACAGACAGCTGTACAGCGACTGCCTGGCGCCCTGGCTTGTTCGGATCCAGGAGGAACTGGAAGCGCAACTGCTGCCAGAGTTTGACCTGGTGCCAGGTACTTACTTGGAGTTCAACATAAGCGCGAAGTTGGCCGGTAGCTTCACCGAGCAAGCTGCCGTTTTGCAGGCGTCAGTTGGCGCACCATACCTTACCAGGAACGAAGCACGCGCACGGTTGAACCTGCCCCCGGTGGAAGACGGCGACGCGCTGGTTACACCGCTCAACGTTCTTGTTGGCGGTATGGCAAACCCACAAGACAGCGTGAGCACAGAGCGCCAGCTGGGACTTGCAAGCGCAACACCAGAAGCAAAGAGCGCACCAGAGACTGCACAGCCAGACGTGAAGGCGTTGCGGCGTGGCCTGGTGCTACGTCAGCGGCGCATTGCCACAGACGCATTGCAGGAAGACCTGGTGGCGGCGTTTGAAAGACAGAAGCGCAGCGTGCTGGCCAAGCTTGGAGCAAAAGCCAAGAGCGGCGTAAAGGCAGAAGTGTCGGACGTGTTCGACCGGCAGCGCTTCTCCCGTGAACTTGGTACCGACATGAAGCCGGTAGTGCGCAAGGCTGCGCGCAGCATGGCTTCCACTGTTGGAGAATGGGACCCAGATAACGCAAGCGACTACCTGGACACAGTAGCGGAAAACTTTGCTGACAGCGTAGTGGAGGCTGTGGCAGACGATCTAGATACAGCCCTGGGCGCAGAGGACGCAGTGGAGGAAACCACTGGCTTGTTTGACCGGCTTGCCCAAAACATGGCGCCGGTGTACGCGGCTTCGTTGATCACCGGTGTGGGAGAGTTTGCCCGCGCAGAAGCAGCAGCTGCTAACGACATCGGCAGCAAGACGTGGCTGGTAACTAGTTCAAACCCACGCGGAAGCCATGCGGCTTTGGACGGTGAGACCGTGGCACGGAACGACACATTTAGCAACGGCGCAGCGTTTCCAGGCGACCCTTCTTTGCCAGACGAAGAGCGAGCCAACTGCCAGTGCCTGGTAGACTGGGAGTAGCCAGCCGTGCCGTATTACATTAGCAACGACAACCCCGGCTGCAACGGCTGGGCAGTAGAGAAAGACAACGGCGAAGTAGTTGGCTGTCACCGCACACGTCGTGACGCCATTGACCAAATGGTGGCGGTAAGCTTGGCAGAAGGACTCGAGCCTGGTGGTGAGCGCAACGCAAAAGCTGGCAGCGCCGGGGACGTAACCGAGAGCATGCGAGACGAAGCCCAGCAGGGCCTGGACTGGCGCGAAGAGTATGGACGCGGCGGCACCGCTGTCGGCGCAGGAACAGCCCGGCGCATTGTTGCCAACGACGTTAGCTTGGAACTTGCGGTGAAAATGCGCGCGTACTTTGCACGCCATGAAGTAGACCAGGAGGCACCAGGCTGGAACCGTGGCGAAGACGGCTACCCAAGTGCAGGCCTTATTGCCTGGAAACTGTGGGGCGGCGACAGCGGACGCGAATGGGCGGAGCGTGTCGTGGCAGAGTATCGAGAGACAGAGGAAGACAAGAACGGTGCGCACGTTGTGCTGGTTGTTGGGCCACCGGCTGCTGGCAAAAGCACGTACGTACAAACGCACGCAAAGCCCGGTGACATGGTAGTGGATTGGGACCGCCTGGTTACCGCGATCGACCCAGGGGCGAGGCGTAGCCAAAAGGAACCGCTGCGCAGCATTGTCGGCGCTGCACGTAGGGCGCTGTACACTGCCCTGGGCGAAGCTGGCGCAGAGCAAGACGTGCGCGCTTGGGTGATCGCCGGTGTGCCTGGTGTGGCTGAACGTAAAGCCCTGGCGGACGAAGTTGGCGCTTCGCGCGTCGTCGTTGTGCTGTGCTCACAAGACGAAGCAGCTGCACGTATCGAGAAAGACGAAAGCAGAGCAGCGGTTACGGAAGAGCACCGGCGCGCAGTTGAGCGTTGGTGGAGAAAGTACGAACCGCATGGCGCTGACGAAGTAGTGTACACCGGCGCGGTGGAAGCCAAGGCCCAGCCCGGCACTGGTCAGCGTATGAACATCAAGCGCCACGTGGTGGCAGCAACTTGGAGCATGAAGAGTGCGAACGACGCCAACGGCGAAGTAGAAGCGCTTGTGTCAGTGTTCAATAACAAAGACCTGGTAGGCGACCGTGTGTTGCCTGGTGCTTTTGCGGAGAGCCTGGCGCTGTATGCCGAGAGCGGCAAAAGCATTCCCTGGGTGTGGAGTCACCAGTGGGATAACCCAGACGCGTACATTGGCAAAGTTACCGAGGCACGCGAAACGCAGGACGGCCTGGTGGTCAAGGCCACGTTCTTCCCAACAGCCCAGGCGCAGCAAGTGCGCAGGCTTTTGGCGGAAGGTGTGGTCACCGAGTTCAGCTTCGCCTATGACGTGAAGGAGCAGCGCCCCGGCAAGGACGGCGTGAATGAACTGGTGAGGTTACATGTTTTGGAGTGTGGCCCTTGCTTGAAGGGGGCTAATCCCGCCACGCAGCTCATTGGCGTGCGCAGCTACGACCGTGCTACCGGTACACACACCGCAAAAGCAGAGCCTGGTGACCTTGCCGAGGGCAGCTTTGTGCAGTGGGCTGGCGGCTATGGGCGCGTTGAATACATCATGACAGAAGGAGAGTTTGGCGTGGAGGGCGACCCGTTGAGCCTGGAAGCCACCGCAGAAGACCCGCTTGCTTTGGTACGTGAGTACGACGAAGAGGGCGGCGAATGGCTGCCAACAGACAACTTTACCGCGCACCGCTTTTCAGAGCTTGTAGCTGTGGAGCCAAAACACGCCCCGCGCGTTGAAACGTCCGCGCACGTCGGCACTGCTGTGAAGAGTGGCCGAGTACTGTCCACGAAGAACGAGGGCCGCATTCGTGAGGCTGTCGGACTTCTGGACGAAGTACTGGGAACACTAACCGCAGACGACAACGCGAAGTCCGAGGAACCAGAGGTCAAGGACGAGCAAGCAGAGTCACCGGCTAACACCGGCATGGACGCGGCGACAGCTCAACTACTGCTCGAACTGGAAACAGCCGAGTAGACCCCTAACCAGTCCAGGAGGACAACACACATGAAAGACCTGATCAACCAGGCGAAGAACATTGCAGCCAAGGCTGCGGAAGAGGGCCGCCCCCTCACCAACGAAGAGCGCGAGACTGTGGAGCAGGCGCTGGCCGGTGCAAAGGCACTCAAGGCAGACGCTGACCTGCGTTCCGCTGTGGACGCGCTTGGTTCAGATCTTGCCGCCGCCAAGCCCGCAGAGGCTGCCCCGGCTGCACGTACGACCGGCGAGAAGCTTCTTGCTGACCCGTCGTTCAAGACCTGGCTTGCCAACGCTAACGCGCACGGCACCCCGGACGCGAAGGCGTTGCAGACTTCCCCAACGGTTACCGTTGGTGGTTTGAAGGCGACCCTTCTTGGTTCGTCGGAAAGTTCCGCCGGTGCGCTTGTCGTTAACGACTTCTGGCCAGCAGTTGACACCAGCTACGCCCGCGAACTGAACGCGTTGTCCCTCATCACCATGGGGCGCACCGGTTCGGACGTCGTGGAGTACGCCCGCGTTATGCGCTTTGACGAAGCTTCTGGTTCTGACCACGACGTGGCACCAGGCGCCGAGGACGAAGCAGCCAGCGAAGCAACCATGAAGTTCGCAAAGCAGACCGCAAACGTGAAGGACGTGCGCGCGTTTTTGCCTGCTTCTGTTCGTGCCCTTTCTGACGCGTCGCAGTTGCAGTCGCTTGCCGACAGCTTCCTGCGCTTCGCTATCTTGGAAGGCGTCACTAACCAAATCATCAACGGAGACGGCACCGGCGAAAACATGGAAGGTATCCTCAACGTCAGCGGCGTGCAGTCACAGGCGTGGGACACCGACGTGGTTACCACTATTCGCAAGGCCATCACGAAGGTGCGCCACACCGGGAACCGCATTCCTACCGGCGTGCTTCTCAACCCGGCTGACGCGGAAGCCATCGACCTGCTTGCTGGTTCTGTTGGTTCGGACTACCTGTTCGGCGGCCCTGCGCTTCCGTCCAGCGTGAGGACAATATGGGGCCTACCTATGGTCACTGACGCCCAAGTCCCTGCGGGTTCCGCCATCGTTGGCGACTTCCGTCAGGCTGTCTTGTGGGAGCGTTCACCGCTCACCGTCAATGTGTACCCCCAGCATGGAACGTATGCAGTGCAAGGGCTAGTGGCGATCGTCGCCAGCGTTCGCGCTGCGTTCGGCTTGGTCAGCCCTGGCGCGTTCTGCGTCGCAACCATCACGGACTAACCACCGTACAGCAACAAGCGAACTGGGCCGGGGCGCAAGCCCCGGCCCTAACGCTTTGCGGCACTGGTACGCACATGAGCATGGTAGTTGTTGAAGTACGCCCAGGTGTGCACGTGCGCATGAACGCACGGCTTGCAGCTGCAAAAGGCTACAAGCCCTATGAACCGCAGCAGACGAAGAAGGCAGCACCGGCTGCAACCAAGAAGCGCACGAAGCGCGTGCTTGTAGAAACCGTGGAAGACGTGGAGGAAGAAGAAACCAGTGGCATTCGCAACGACTGACGACCTGGCTAACGTGCTGGGTAGAGAAGTAGACCCAGAAGACGCAACAGCTTTGGCTGCTTTGGACGCTGCTACCGAGATCGTCCGCGCCTACACCGGCCAGTACATTGAGCAGGTAGAGGACGACGAACTAACACTCGACGGCAGCGGTACCAACAACTTGCTGCTGCCCCAGGTGCCAGTTACAGCTGTGGCCAGCGTTGAAGTGGACGGCGAAGCCCTGGCTGCAACTGACTACGAGTGGAGCGCAAACGGCTACCTGCGGCGCATTGGTGCCAACTGGCCGGTGAACCTGCGCAGCATTGTCGCAACATACACGCACGGCTACGCAACGGTGCCCGCTGTGATCGTGGCTGTAACCGCTACGCTTGCCGCACGTTTGTACGAAGCGCCCACCGCAGTGAAGCAAGAGACCATTGGCGCATACAGCGTCACCTACACCGGCACCGGCATGGGGCTGCAAACCAACGAGACGTTGTTGCTGGACCAGTTCAGGGGACGCTAACGTGTTCACCAGGCTGCTGCACCAGTTCGCCACTATCGAGCGCGAAACGTCCGCAACGTTTGACGCGTATGGCAACGAAGTCACCACGCTTGAAGTGGTGGACGAAGACGTGCCGTGCCGCTTGCAAGAGCAGGGTAGCGCGGAAGACACAGACGAACGAGACACCGTCACGCGCACCGCTGTCGCATTCTTCGATCCAAGCGCAGACCTGTCGCCATTTGACCGTATCACCGTAGACGGAGAAACGTGGGAAGTTGTTGGCCAGCCGCTACCCCGGCACGACGCCACCGGTTTACACCACTACGAAGTTAGCCTTAGGTGGGTGCAGCTGTGAGCAACAAGGACGAAGTAAAGGTTGACGCTGACCGGTTGTGGGAGGCTATCACGCGTAGCAAAAGGTTCAAGCAGTACGTTGAGACCATAGCCAGAGAAACCAAGGACGAGGCGGAGAAGCTGGCAAAAGCCCAGGCCTACGACACTGGGTACTATGCCAGAAGCTTCCAGGCTGGTACTGCAAACGCTAAACGTATTCGTTCCCTTGCTAATGCACCAAGTTCGAAAGGCGGCAAGAGCGGCAGAGCACTGCGCTATCAGCAGGGCGTCAAAGGAACTAACAGGTTCTTGGACGTCAAGATAGAAGGAGACGCAGACGCCCAGGCGTATAACGGTGAGCTTGGCCTGGTAGTCAATACAAACTGGAAGGCGGCCATGATCGAGTATGGAACCGCTGCGAAAGGCCCGCGCCGTATTATGTTGGCAGCAATACAGAACGTTGCACGCAGGTATTACCTAACTGTTGAAGTGGTATACAACACCACACACCAACCAAACCTTAGCAGGCTTAGTGCAGAGATAAAAGCAGGCAAGCGCCGCCAGGCGGCACGTGCAGCGAGGAAGAAGACATGATACCAGACGTAGAGGCGGCAGTGGTTGGCTACCTGCTCAATAACGAAGCAGTCACCGAGGCGCTTGGAGCAGAGAACCGCGTAAGCACAGAGCTGCCGCGCAACGCTGCGCTGCCCCGGCTGCGCGTCACTTTGTCAGGCGGGACTATCGCAGTGCAGCGCCACCTGTATGCGTCCCGGCTAACCATTGAAGCCTGGGCAGAAGACAAGGCCACCGCGTTCCAGGCTATTACTGTGGCTTTGGCAGAGTTGGAAACAGGACTCACGGCGGCACAGGTACAGGAAGGAGTAGTGACCAGCTGCGACCTGGACAGTGGCCTGTTGTGGGCACCTGACCAGGACACAGAACTGCCCAGGTATCTTGGCAGTGTACAGGTTTACATACACCCACACCCAACCCCGTAGGAGACAAACACCAGCATGGCAAACGCAGACAACATTGTGGTGGGCAGCAACGGCAGCGTGTACATTGCGCCCGTAGGCACCACCCTTCCCACCACCGAGGACGGCGCGCTTAACGCTGCGTTCGTTGACCTGGGCTACATCAGTGAGGACGGCCTCACCCTGTCAGTGGAGACTTCCACCGCAGACGTGAACGCTTTTCAAAGCCTGTCAGCCGTTCGCAAGCTTGTGACCGCGCGCAACACAAGCGTGGCGTTTACGCTGCGCGAATGGTCCGCTGCTAACGTCGTGTTTGCTTTCGGCGG